ACAGAAGTAATGAACTTCAAATCTAAGATCAACCAGATCAAATCCAAGGCCAACTACCAGGCTCCGAATATCCTATTCTACCTCGGAATTGTAGGTATGGTAGGTACGGTTGCTACTGGTATCCAGGGCGCCTACAAATTCGGATTCGCTGCTACCGACTACGAGAGCGGTATGCGCGCCATCAACGAAGAGGCTAAGGCCGGCCGACTGACCGAGAAGCAGGTCAAGGAAATGAAGCGGGATCAGTACAAAGAAACCGCCATCGAAGCCACCAAGTGCTTCGCACCGACTCTGGTCTTGGGTATTGCTACTATCGGCTGTCTGACCAAGTCTCACAACATGCTGAACAACCGCATTGCTGGTTTGAGCGCAGCATACACCACCCTGCAGACCCAATTCAGCGAATACCGCAACCGTGTTCGTGTCGAGGTCGGTGAGGACAAAGAAGACGAACTGTACTTCGACCGCAAGAAGCAGAACGTCAAGGTTTCGGACGCCGAAGGAAATGTCAGTGATCTCGAGGTTGAGGTTCAGGATGCCGGAGGCTACAAGTACCTGTTCGACGAGGTGAACTCGAACAACTGGTCCTCCGACCCAGGCTACAACCGCATATTCCTCCAGGCTCAGGAGAACTACGCTAACGACATGCTGGCCTCTCGTGGTCACGTGTTCTTGAACGATATCTTCGATGGTCTTGGTATGGAGCGTACTGCTGCTGGTGCTGTCGTCGGCTGGATTGCCGAAGAAGGCGCACACGTTGACTTCGGTCTGCGCAACCCGGGTTACGAACCGAACGACCTGTTCTGGAAAGATGAGTAGAACTCCATTCAACTCAACTTCAACGTCCAGGGCGTCATATTCGACAAGCTGGTGTAAGACTCATGAGCCCGCAAGTCCGTAACTCAATCCTCATCGGCGGTGGTGTCATATTCGGTGCTGTCGCCGGTGGTGTGGGCGTATATCTGTGGCGTGAGAAGGTGTGGCAGGACCGCCTCGATGAAGAGATGGCTGCTTTCCGCGAGACATACGCCAAGTCCCAGGAAGCCTGGAACGTACAGCGTGAGAACGAATACGCTGCGAAGATGGATGAGATGAAGCAAGAGCATATCCGCCAAATCAAGACCATCCAAGAAGCATACAATCAGGTATTTGAAGAGTCTGGTGTAGTTCCGGAGACCTCAAAGGATCCGGTCGAAACACAGTCCATCAAGCCTAAGAACGACTATCGCGACTACAAGAATATCGTAGATCGCTACACAGCAAACACTCTGGAACCAGAGGCAGAAGAAAAGAAAGAGGAGGAGCGCGAAATGCCTCGCATCCCCAAGCGGCGTGAAGGAATGCCGTACCTGATCTCCGAAGATCAGCATATTGAAATCCTTCAAGAGGTAACCACAATCTACCTCGAATACTACCGTGATGACTTGTTGGTACAGGCCGACGGTGTACCCCTGGGTGGTATGACCTACGATAACCTAGTGGGTGACGATAACCTGGCCTACCTCAAGGCCCTGGGCGAAGATGGCGTTATTCACGTCAAGGCTCCCGACCGCGATATGGTATATGAGATCACATACGTAAACAGTGACTTCATGGACTCCGACGAGCATGTAGCCGACGTATACGGTATCGGCTTCGACAATGATCGCGACTACGACGATGAGGAGGAGTGGTGATGAAGAACCTCAAAGCTGGCGCCACGTATTTTCACTGGCTGACCGATCAGACCTACCTCAAGCTTGAGGAGTTCATGGATGTAGCATCGACGGTTCGTATGTTCGAACTTATGCATATCCTACACTCGATTGAGTTCGTGTGGTTCGTCATGAACGACGATAACCGTGCGTCCGACGGCAAGTACCTACGCACCATATTCCTCGAGGAGTACCCGCAGTTTGAAGACGAGCTTCGTAGTGAGTTCGATATCCATCCATGCACCTGGCTTGAAATGCTGATTGCTCTGGCTTCGCGCATGTCCTTCATCACAAGCAAGACGGTCGGAGAATGTTTCCTATATCTCTTGCGTAACCTAGGGTTTATCGCGACTGAGGAGTATTTAATACAGACCGACGAAGAGTTCGTCCGTCACTTTTGCGAAATCGTCAACAATCGTCAGTACGGCGCAAACGGTCAGGGTGGTCTATTTCCGCTAAAGGAGCCGACCAACCCGCCACAGACAGAGGTTGAGATCTGGGATCAGATGCACGCATGGATTCATGAGAATCTCTCGCCAACCTTCGACGATCGTGTCGGAAACCTGTTTCCTCGAGTTGGATGGGATCACCGTAACTAATGAGGTTCTTCACAGTAATAGCATCCGAAACGAAGAAGGGTCTTGAACTACAGCCCGACTTCTCCTCATATCCTACGGACGATATCATGATCCGTGGTGGTGGATTCTATGCTGTCCTGGACCCTAAAACTAACCTCTGGTCTACGGATCAACACACGGTCGGTTATCTGATTGATGAGGAGATCAACCGTAGCGCAGATGAGCGTATTGACCGCGGAGAGCCCATCGTCAGTAGGAAGACATATGGTTCATATATCTCGGGGGTTCTCACTCGATTCAACAAGTATGTTCGGGAGATGCCGGATTCATATACTCAGCTCGATCAAGAGTTCGTGTTTCTGAATCAACAGGTGAAGCCGAAAGACTACGCCTCGAAGCGTCTCCCGTACGATCTTGAGGATGGGGATATTACGTCCTGGGATCAACTCTTGAGCGTCTTATACGAGCCCACAGAGCGGGAAAAGATCGAATGGGCGATCGGCTCATTGGTTGCCGGCGACTCGAAGAAGATCCAGAAGTTCTACGTATTATACGGCGACCCTGGTACTGGTAAATCCACGATCATTAACATCATCGAGATGTTATTCGAGGGATACACCACAACCTTCGACGGTGATGCACTCGGTAACCGCGGAGGGGATTTCGCCATGGAGGCGTTCCGCACAAGTCCTCTCGTAGCCTTGCAGCACGACGGCGATATGTCCAAGATCGAGTCCAACGCACGACTCAACTCAATCATTTCTCACGAGAACATGATCGTAAATGAGAAGTACGCGAAGTCTTACACCATGCGGGTGAATGCTACTCTATTTATGGGTACGAACAAACCTGTCATGATTACGGATATGCAGTCTGGTCTGCTACGTCGTATGATTGATATTCACCCCACGGGTAACCGACTGTCAACCGCGGACTACGAACGTGTGATGGCGGATATTCCCTTCCGTCTTGGCGCTATCGCCAAACACTGCTACGAGGTGTACAAACGCCTTGGTCGGGATTACTACAAGAACTACCGTCCTGAGGAGATGATATCCGAGACGAACGACCTTAACAACTTCGTCGAGGAGTACTATTTCCAGATCGCTGAGGCTGAGGACGGCTTGTCGCTGAAGCAGTTATTCACCTGGTATCGTGAGTACTGCGAAGAAGGCGACGTACGGTATCGTCTACCGAAGACTCGGTTCAAGAGTGAGATCCGCACTTATTTCTCCACCTTCGAGAAACGTAAGCGGATTGACAACAAACTCGAATCGAACTGGTTCTCCGGATTCTCAATGCCTGGCGCTCCTGTAGAGATCCCGATCGAACACAAGTCATTTCTAGACTTGGGTGACCACCGATCTAAACTTGATGAAGTGTTGTGGAAGTGTCCGGCGCAGCTGGCTAAGCGAGACGGTACCCCGCGGTATAAGTGGGTTAACGTCAAGACCGAGCTGTGTGATATCGACACAGAGAAGCTCCACTACGTCAAGGTACCCGAGAACCATATTGTGATCGACTTCGATCTTACGGACGAGGCCGGTAACAAAAGTCTTGAAGAGAACATCAAGGCTGCTGAATCATTTCCTCCGATATACGCAGAGGTTAGCAAATCAGGTCAGGGTTTGCATCTCCACTACAACTATATCGGGCCGACAGACCTTCTAGCACCACTATATGCTGAAGGAATCGAGGTAAAAGTATATAGGGGAGATTCGTCACTGAGACGAAAATTGACCAGCTGTAACTCAGAAGAGGTCGCCACCATATCCGGCGGTCTACCACTTAAAGAAAGGAGGGACGATGTGAAGACTCCCGAAGAGATGAAGAGCGAGAAATCGATCCGTAATCTCATTGAACGTAACCTCAAGAAGGAAATTCATCCTTCAACTAAATCTTCAATAGACTTCATTAAGAAGATCCTTGATGATGCCTATGAGTCTGGGATGCCATATGACGTCTCGGATATGCGTGGACGTGTTAACATGTTTGCACTCCGGAGTAGCAACCAGGCTGAACTATGTCTCAAGACTGTGAAGCAGATGAAATGGAAGAGCGAAGTATCTGTAGAGGATGCTGCGAATCCTGTGGTGTCTACGGACGAACCCCGACTGGTCTTCTACGACCTTGAGGTATATCCTAACTTCTTCGGTATCTGCTGGAAGTTCGAGGGTAGCGATACGGTCGTCAAGATGATCAATCCAACTCCTCAAGACGTCGAGCCACTACTGAAACTGAAGCTCGTAGGGTTTAACAACCGACGGTACGACAACCATATCTTGTGGGCCCGTTATCTTGGGTATGACAACGCTGCTCTGTACGCGCTCTCGCAAGCCTTGATCGATAATGATCGGAATGCCACATTCCCTGAGGCTTACAACTTGTCGTATCTTGATATCTACGAGATGTCATCCAAGAAGCAGTCTCTGAAGAAGTTCGAGATTGAGCTTGGTATCGACCACATCGAGATGGATATCCCGTGGGATCAACCAGTACCAGACGACAAGATCGATAAGGTCATGGACTACTGCGCCAATGACGTCAAGGCAACCGAAGCGGTATTCAAGTCTCGTAAGGCCGACTTCATGGCACGACAGATCCTGGCTTCCTTGAGTGGGTTACCGCTTAATGCGACGACTCAGAAGCACGCAGCCCAGATCATATTCCAAGGTGATAAGAACGCATCACGACAGTTCGTATACACCAACCTAGCGACGGGAGAAATCCAATGACAGAAGAAGTTTGGAAGCTTCACCCAGAGTATAAATTCCTGAAGGTATCCAACATGGGTCGGGTGATGTCCAACAAATCCGGCAAGTGGGTCGAGCTCACATCTCGTGGTAAGGCCGCACGATATGCTCAAGTGGGAGCCGGCCACGCAAATCCGGTATATGTCCACAAGCTCGTGGCACAGACGTTCATCCCTAACCCAGACGACCTACCACAGGTCAAGCATATCAACGGGGATACGTACGATAACCGTGCGGAGAACCTTGAGTGGATCCGTCGGTACCGTCGAGTCCGCATCATCGAGACCGGTGAGGTCTACCACTCTCGCTCCGCCTGTGCTGTAGCCATCGGTGGTATATCTGCCAACATCGATCAGGTCATCCGGGGTAAGCGCAAGACACACCGCGGCTTCACATTCGAGTATGTGGACTGACCATGGTTAAATTCCCAGGATACAAGTTCGATCTCGGTAAATCCACATATCGAGGTGAAGAGGTCGGTGAAGGCGGATACGTTTACGCAGAGCCTGGCTATCATACAAACGTAGCCTTGATCGATGTGGCATCCATGCATCCTACATCAATCCGTCAGCTGAATCTATTTGGCGACAAGTACACCAAGAACTTCGGCGATATTGTTGACGCTCGTCTGGCGATCAAACACCGGGATTTCGACTCGGCTGGTAAGATGTTGGACGGTAAACTCAAACCATTTCTGAATGAGGAAGACGCAGATAACCTTGCGTATGCTCTGAAGATTGTCATAAATATCGTCTATGGTATGACGTCGGCTAAGTTCGACAACCCATTCCGGGATCTGCGCAATAAGGACAATATCGTCGCTAAGCGTGGCGCCTTATTCATGGTGGATCTAAAGAATGAGGTGCAGGCCCGCGGGTTCACTGTCGCACATATCAAGACAGACTCGATCAAGATACCGAATGCGACACAAGAGATCATCGATTTCGTGTTCGACTTCGGCAAGCAGTACGGTTATAACTTCGAACATGAGGCTACGTACGACGAGATGTGTCTTGTGAATGACGCAGTGTATATTGCGCGTAAGGGCGATAAGTGGGAAGCCGTCGGAGCCCAGTTCCAGCATCCGTACGTATACAAGACGTTATTCTCGAAAGAGGAGATAGGGTTCGACGATCTCTGCGAGACTAAGAACGTCTCGAAAGGATCGATATATCTTGATACGTCTGACGAGAAACCAATGGCGCTCTCGAAGACTATGCGGTTTATCGGTCGTATCGGTCGGTTCGTTCCAGTCTTGAAGAATGGCGGAACTCTGTACCGTGTCTACGAAGATAAGTTCTACGCAGTCACAGGAACCAAGGATCACCATTGGGCCGAAGCAGAAGTAGCCAAAGAGTGGTATCCAGATAACGTCGATTGGAGCTACTACGAGAACCTCGTCGATAAGGCCAAGCTGGCTCTGGAGCGCTATGGTGCGCCGAAGGAGTTCTACTCGTGACCCCAATCCCGGAACATGTGATGATGATGTTCCGTAGCAAGTACACGCCGTTCGATCTCAAAGGTTGGACGGCGGCTCAACATCACATCAGTACACAAGACCTTGAAAGGAAGTGGCGCCGTGAGCGCAAAAGACATTTTCAACCATCCTGATCGGTTGGAGTACATGGAAGATCTGAAAGAAGAAGACTGGAAGGAGACCAGCAATGCCTAAACTAGGACCCGCAACCCTCGAGGATGTCCGTATCATTTTCCGTAACTTCGAAGGTAAGGAAGGCCAATACAACCGTGCCGGAGACCGTAACTTCGCAGTAGTCTTGACCAAGGAAATGGCCGAGGCGATGATGGAGGACGGCTGGAACGTCAAGTTCCCCAAGGCTCGTCCAGACGTCGATCCCGAAGAAGACACACGCGATCCATATCTTCAAGTGACTGTCGGCTATAAGGGTCGTCCACCGCGGATCGTCACCATCACCTCACGTGGCCGTACAGAGCTGTCTGAGGAGAACGTAGAGATCCTTGACTGGGTCGATATCGCTAAGGTCGATCTGGTGATCCGCCCATACGAGTGGGAGGTCAATGGACGCTCTGGCGTGAAGGCATATCTCAAGTCGATGTATGTCACGATCGATGAAGATGATCTAGATCGTAAGTACGCTGACGTACCAGATGCAGACCTCGAAGAAGAACCCCCGTTCTAACCAAGACTAGTCCCTCCCTTGCGGAGGGCATGTCCTTTAATTTTTGAGATGCCTCTAGAGTTATATCCGCATCAGAAGAAAGCACTCGCCCGTATGAAGAACGGTTGTGTTCTCGCGGGCGGGGTGGGCAGCGGTAAATCTCTCACCGCGTGTCAGTACTACTGGGATCATGAACAACCTCGAGATATTGTTGTCATCACAACAGCCAAGAAGCGTGATAGCCTTGATTGGCAGCGGGACTTCGCGTCGTACGGAATTGGTATGGATAGCGAGTCAACCGTAGCTGGTGTCTTGACGATAGACTCTTGGAACAATATCCAGAAGTACAAAGAGTGTAAGGACAAGTTCTTCATATTCGATGAGCAGCGTGCTGTGGGGACTGGTACGTGGGGCAAGGCGTTTATTAAGATAGCGCGTAACAACCACTGGATCATGCTCTCAGCGACTCCTGGAGATACTTGGATTGACTATATTCCTCTGTTCGTAGCTAACAGGTTCTATCGTAACGCGACACAGTTCAAGAAGGAGCATGTGCGTTATTCTTACTACGGGTCTTACCCTAAACTTGAGGGTTACAGTGGTGAGGACAAACTACAGAGGCTGCGCGCAGCTATCCTCGTACCGATGCCTTATCCTAAGAAGGCTGAGAGACGGTACTTATTCAAACATGTGGACACTGACAAGGACTTGATCAAGGAGGTGACGAAGACTCGTTGGGATCCGTTTAACAATGAACCTATGGCGGATATTGCGGCCTTGTATAGAGTGGTTCGTAGGATATCCAATACAGCCCCCGGACGCCTTGCGTGGGTGCGGCAGATAGCCGATGAGTACAAGAAAGTAATCGTGTTCTACAACTTTGACTATGAGTTGGAGATACTACGGACGCTTATGTTTGAGGGTTATAACGTAGCGGAGTGGAACGGCCACAAACATGAAGAGATACCGTCTGGAGACTCGTGGGTATATCTCGTACAGTACACGGCTGGGGCAGAAGGTTGGAACTGTGTAGAGACGGACACGATGGTGTTCTATTCTTTGAACTACTCGTACAAGATTTTCGAGCAAGCGCAGGGAAGGATCGATAGGCTAAATACGCCATATAAGGAACTCTGCTACCACATCTTGAAGGGGTCGAATTGGGTCGATTTGGCCATCCTTGAAGCACTCAGAAGGAAGGAAAACTTTAACGAAATCAAGCATTCGCGGGTGTTATAGTACCATTTACCAATCCTACGGTATCGGGTTTGAAGCGCAAAATTTGTTCACTTTTTACTTTTCAAAAAAGTGAACATTTGCCAAACCTGAGAAAAACCTTAACGTGTGAATGGTAGCATGATACTGTACATAACCCATTTGTTCACTTTTTTTGGGGGTTTGTTCACTTTTTTCACCTGGGCTTTTACAAAAAAGTGAACACAAAAGTGAACAGAAAAGTTAGCCCTGACCTTGAGGTATGTGATTTTTGTTCACTTTTTCACTTTTTTTTTAAGAAAAACTATATAAATAATAAAATCTATAAAAAATCCCCATATAAAAGTTTTTCCAAAAAAAAAGTGAAAAGTGAACAAACCGGATCACCTACCTACCAACCACACTATCCGAAAGGAAATCACATGGCCATCTGGAAATCACTCGAACCGTACGGCTTCCCCAAGTATGACGTCTCGTCCGAGGGCGATGTTCGAAACATCCGAACCAAGAAGCTTCTCGCGATTCAACAATCCGACAAACCTAAGTGGAGCACCATCGCTCAGCGGAATATTCTTCCGCTACCGACAGTTACCGTTTGGCAAGAATGTGGCGAAGACGGTCAGTCGAATCTAAAATGTCGTAGCGTCAGCGTCGCAAGGCTTGTCGCACTCGCGTTCGTAGAACCTGAGGAACCTTGGTTCGATCAAGTTGTCTACAAAGACCGCAACCGAAACAATCTCAAGTATTGGAACCTGGCATGGCGCCCAAGGTGGTACGCAAACCGTATGCTTCGTGAGCGGATCCGCAAGATGCCAACAATCGACGACGCTCGAATTGTTGAGGAGACGACTGGTAATGTCTACAACGACTCACTCGAAGCTGCACTCGCGTTTGGACTCTTGGAGTCTGATGTTGTTCGTTCTTACAAACACGGTATAACACTACTCAATGGTATGCGATTTATATAACCTCTGCTACCATTCAATCGCTAGTACGTTAAACATGTCCTATAATAGGGAGGATGCCTTTTTCCTTTCTATTTTTGAGTTACGGACACCTTGACACACCGATGGAGGAATCATGCTAGAACGAGACTACCAAGCCTCGCTTATACGGAAACTGAAATCGGTGTTTCCAGGTTGCATCGTACTGAAGAATGATAGTGCCTACAAACAAGGCATTCCAGATTTGCTTATCCTCTGGAATGAACATTGGGCGGCACTGGAGGTAAAGGTTAGCGCGAAGGCACGCGTACAACCGAATCAGCGTTATTACGTTGAGCAGATGCACGAGATGTCATTTGCTGCTTTCATCTATCCCGAAAACGAAGAGGATGTATTCCATGATCTTCAACAAGCATTCGCGTCTAGAAGGCGCTCACGCGTTTCTAAGTCCTAGTTCCTACCATTGGGTCAACTATGACTCTGAAAAGCTCTCAGAACGCTTCCTGACAGCGATGGCGGCCAAACGTGGAACCGAACTACACGAGTTCGCTCACGATGCCATCCGTTTGGGTATCAAACTACCCAAGAACAAGAACACTATGAACCTGTTTGTGAACGACGCGTTGGGTTTCCGTATGGAGACCGAGCAGGTTCTATATTACTCGGATAACTGCTTCGGTACTGCCGACGCTATTTCCTTCCGACGTAACAAGCTACGCATTCATGATTTGAAGACTGGCGTTCACCCAGCTTCCATGAAACAGCTGGAGGTCTACGCAGCCATATTCTGTCTCGAGTATGACTACAAACCATTCGATATCGAGATGGAGTTGCGTATCTACCAGTCTGACGAGGTTCAGGTACATATTCCCGAACCTGAGGAGATCGCCCGCATCATGGGACAGATCATATCTATGGATAAACTACTCAACGAACTGAAGGAGGAGATGTAACGTGGAACTCAAGTTTGACGACAGTGAGACTGACGACAGCTTGATGCACTACGGTATCCTCCGTCGTTCGGGTCGATATCCTTGGGGCTCAGGCAAGGACCAGAACACTCGCAACCGCATGTATCTCGATTATTTGTCGGACATGCGTAAGTCTGGTATGAGTGAAGCTGATATTGCTCGCTCTGTCGGACTAACCACTACTCAACTCCGTGCACTCAAGACTGTTGCACGAGCAGAGGTCAAAGCTGCTGATATTGCTATGGCCCAGCGTCTGCGAGATAAGGGATATTCTAACGTTGCTATTGGTCAGCGTATGAATCTCAACGAGTCCTCGGTGCGCGCACTGCTCGCGCCTGGTGAAAAGGACAAGTCAGATGTTATCATCTCTACGAGCAACATGCTCAAAGATCAAGTTGGTCGTAAGCAATATATTGACATCGGATCAGGTGTCGATGCTCAAATTGGCGTTTCGCGCAACCGTCTCGACGCTGCGGTCGAAGTGCTCAAAGAGCAAGGATATACTGTTCACTCTGTTAAAGTACAGCAGCTGGGTACCGGTGAACAAACCACTGTAAAGGTTCTCGCCGCTCCTGGCAAGACCCAAAAGGATATTTGGTCCAATCGTGACAAGATATCTCAGATTCAAGACTTCTCAGAGGACGGTGGAAGGTCATTTCTCGGCCTTCACGAGCCTCTGAGCGTGTCGTCTAAGCGTGTCGCTATAAATTATGCTGAAACGGGTGGCACGGACTCAGACGGCGTTGTATTCGTCCGTCCTGGTGTGAAAGACCTGTCGCTCGGTGGAGCTTCCTACGCTCAGGTTCGTATCGCTGTGGACGGAACACACTACATCAAGGGTATGGCCATCTACAAAGATGATCTCCCCAAAGGTGTAGACCTCATGTTCAACACGAATAAGAGTGATACAGGAAATAAGCTTGATGCTCTTAAGCCGTTGAAGACTGAGACCCCTGATAACCCATTTGGCGCCATGATTAAGCGTCAGATGGTCTCTATAGGGCCTGACGGTAAGCCGAAGGTAACTTCAGCTATGAATATCGTCAATGAAGAAGGCGACTGGGAGAACTGGTCACGTAACCTGCCTTCACAGATGCTCGGTAAGCAGGATCCTCGTTTGGCCAAGCGACAGCTCGATATTACGTATGAGCGTCGTAAGGCTGACTATGACGAGATATCCTCGCTCACCAACCCGGTTGTTCGTAAGAAGCTCCTTGAGAAGTTTGCGGAAGATGCAGACTCTGCTTCTGCCCACCTAAAGGCAGCCGCGCTTCCGGGTCAAGCCACACACGTATTGATGCCGGTTCCTAAAATGAAGCCGACAGAGATATATGCCCCGAACTATGAGAACGGAACTCGTGTAGCTCTCGTCCGTTTCCCTCATGGTGGAACCTTTGAGATCCCTGATCTCGTAGTTAACAACCGTCATCCCGACGCTAAGAAGATGTTGGGTAAAGCACGTGATGCCGTTGGTATATCTTCCAAGGTTGCTGAACGTCTATCAGGTGCTGACTTTGACGGTGACACCGTTCTGGTTATTCCTAACAACAAGGGTTCCGTCAAGTCCTCACCAGCGCTTAAAGGTTTGAAGGGTTTCGACCCCAAACATGCCTATCCTGGTTATCCTGGTATGAAGGCACTTGATGATCGTGGTACTCAAATGCAGATGGGTTTGGTTTCTAACCTCATCACTGACATGACAATCAGAGGTGCATCCTCAGACGAGGTAGCTAGAGCTGTCCGTCACTCGATGGTTGTTATTGATGCGCAGAAACATAAGCTCAACTACAAACAGTCGGCTATCGATAATGGTATTCCACAGTTGATGGCTAAGTACCAACGGAATTCGCGTGGTGGTGCATCGACACTGCTGTCCCAAGCTACCGGTGATGTGCGTATTAATGAACGCCGAGAGCGTCGTGCTAGCGAGGGTGGTGCAGTGGACCCCAAGACGGGGAAGAAAGTGTATGTCGAGACGGGTGCTACTCGTGTCGATAAAGCAGGCAAGACTGTGCTCAAGACACAGAAGGTCAAGCGTATTGAATTAACAGACGATGCGCATACTTTATCTTCAGGTACGGAGATCGAGTCTATTTATGCAACCCATTCAAATAGACTCAAGGCTCTGGGTAACGCTGCCCGTAAGCAAGCCCTAGAGACCCCCCGCATTGAGGTTTCGAAGTCTGCTAAACAGACGTACGCAAACGAGATCGCATCGCTTGATGCGGCTCTGAATAGGGCGTACAAGAACCGCCCCCGTGAGAGGCAGGCCCAGATCCTAGCTAATGCTACCGTGGCCTCCGTTCGCAGGGCAAACCCTGACATGGACAAGGATCACCTAAAGCGTCTCAAACGACAAGCACTTGAAGAAGCTCGTGCAAGAACAGGTGCTGGTAAGTCAAGGATCGTGATTAGTGATCGTGAATGGCAAGCGATTCAGTCTGGTGCTATTAGTACTAGTAAGCTTGAGTCAATACTTGCTAATGCTGACATGGAACGTGTTCGTCAGTTAGCAACACCAAAGACTAAGAAGCTTCTTACAGATAGTAAGTTGTCTCGTGCAAAGGTGTTGCTTGAAGCTGGTTACACACAAGCAGAAGTTGCTCGTTCTATTGGTGTGTCTGTCTCCACACTTAAAGACAGTTTGTATGAATAGTGTCATAGTAGTTCCTTTCGGATTGCTTTCTCTCAGTCACATGAAACTATTCACACACTTTAACAAGTAATGGAGACCCACCCATGGAACCAAAACCCATGCTTTTGACAACCATTGACAATCCTTTCCATCCAGGAACTCAGTTCAATGAATGGTTTGCGTTCGACATACGAAAAGGTTACAACACTCTTGGCTATTTGGCACGTGTCGCTGACTATGGCTTCGACATGTCTCCAGCAGCAGAGAGTGATGCTATCGATAGGGCGATGAGGGAGATCGTGGAGATCAACCCATTAGGAATTTGGACTCTGGTTCCGTCTGAATCGGATGAAACCCCCGTTTCAGAACAAACCGAGTCTTAAGAATTCCTACCAGTTTTGCGAGATTTTCCCAATCCCGGACCCATTTCAAAGAGGGGGGAGGGGGTCTCGCAAAATAGGGCCCCCCTCAGCATCGCCGCCTCCCTCCAAAATTCCCCGGAGGGTCAAAATGGTGTGCGGTTTGCACCCCACCTAAACTTACCTTGAGCGAAAGGAAACCCATGACGAAGCGGAAAGAAGCCGCTGAAGAGGTACTCCAACCTCGTCGTCGCCGGGCCACAACCCCTGAGGCAAGGGAGAACCAGCTGATCTCGCTGGCTGTAGATCTCGCAGAGAAGCAGCTTCGAGAAGGCACCGCATCCTCTCAGGTGATTTCCCACTACCTCAAGCTCGGCACCAGTCGTGAACAGCTCGAGCAAGAGCGGCTACGACGTGAGAACAAGTTACTCGAAGCCAGAGTCGAGGCTATCGAGTCCCAGAAGCGAGTTGAGGAGCTCTACGCTGAAGCTCTGACCGCCATGAAGGTCTATTCAGGCCGCGGTAAGGAGATTAGCGCCGATGAGCACTAGATCCTACTCCGAACTTCTGAGGTTAAACACTTTTGAAGAACGTTTCGCTTACCTGTCCATCAAGGCACGGGTTAGTGAGCGCACTTTCGGTGGAGACCGTTGGCACAACCAACAATTCTACCGATCCAAGGCATGGAAGCAAACGCGAGATGCCATAATTGTCCGAGACAACGGTTGTGATCTCGGTATTGAAGACTTTCCGATCAGTGAGGGACTCTTAATCCATCACATCAACCCGATCACCCTCGAGGATCTCCTCAATGGGACTGACGCAGTCTTCGATCCAGAGAATCTGATAACTACTTGTCACAAAACTCATAATGCTATCCATTACGGCGACCCCTCCCTAGTACCAAGGTCGTTTGGCGTATCCCGAGAAAGGGGCGACACGAAACTGTGGTAGCTTTTAACTTCGATCCGACTAAACCCATCGCTCTTGTTGGTGCTATGTGTTCTGGAAAGACCACTATCGCCAAGAAGCTCGAACGGGATGGGTACAACTGGATCCGAACCTATACTACTCGACCGCCCCGACCGGGTGAATCCTCGAAAGATTACATGTTCGTATCCCAAGACGAGTTCTTTGGGTTTATGATGAACGGATTCTTCATGGAGACCGAGGATTACAAGGTGGCGTCAGGCGACACTTGGTATTACGGATCTCTCCGTTCGGACTATAAGATTCCGAATTCGGTAATCATCCTAACACCAATGGCCATCTACAAGTTGCGCAACGAATTGAACGTTGTGTTTGTGGATCCACCGTTCGATACTCGATTGGACAGAGCTCACCATCGCGGAGACGATCCAAAAGAGGTCACTCGACGGTTCACAGCTGAGGAGACAACCTTCCGTTTGTTCCGGGAGTATCCTCAGAATTACGATTTACGTCTAACAGGAGGTTTATCTAGTGCGACGTAGTCCAGAACAGTATGATTGGGAAGGGCTCCTCTTCGACGAGACTTTCCTCGATCTTCACTACTCACCGCGACCTAACAAGGACCTCAAGTTTGTTGTGGTTCACCACATGATGGTTGTTGGTAATGGTGACGGGAGGGCCAACGATGCCTGCTTCAACATTTGGCAGACACGTGAGGCATCAGCCCACTATGGTGTTGACGGCCGATTTGTACGACAGTTTGTTAACGACACAGACTACGCATGGGCGACCGGTAACACCTTCGGTAACGAGCACGGTATTTCTATTGAACACGCAAATACCACGCTTGCCCCGAATTACGAGGTCTCTGACGAAACCATTCAGACGGGAGCTCGGCTTGTAGCTCATCTCCACAAGGCTTACAACCTTGGACGCCCTGTGGATGGTGTGACCCTCAAGCAACACCGGAACTTCTTCGGTACCGCTTGTCCGGGACCCACTTTAGGTGAGCGCCGTTGGCCGGAGTATGTCGCTACCGCTCAGCGTATTTACGATGAGATCACTGGTGGTGCGCCGCTCCCCCCTCCCCCTGAGCCGCCACGGACTCACTTAGTCCAGCGTGGTGACACCCTTAGTGGTATCGCTCGCAAATACGGGACGACCTGGCAGCGGCTCCAGGAGCTGAACCGTCTCGCTAACCCGAACGTCATCCGTCCGGGAATTAATCTCTTGGTGCGTTGAGATGACACAGAGCATCCTCGATTCAACCAAGAAGATGCTCGGGTTGGCGACTGATTACACGGTATTTGATCTGGATGTTATCACTCATATCAATACTGTGTTTTCGGTCCTTACCCAGTTGGGTATTGGACCTGAGCGAGGCTTCTCCATCGAGGACTCTTCCACAACCTGGGACGAATACCTAGGTGGTAATAAGCTTCTATCAACAATTAAGTCTTACGTCTATCTTCGTGTCCGAATCTTATTCGATCCGCCATCGGCCGGCTACGTGTTGACTGCTATCGAAAACCAGATAAAGGAACTCGAGTGGCGTATCAACATGGAACACGAGGTATCATGAACGAAGCATACTTCATGGATGCCGGAGAGCAGTTCCTAGCTCACCACGGCGTCAAGGGTATGAAGTGGGGTGTTCGCCGCGCAGCTGATCACGTAAAGGCTACGCGAGCTCGTAACAAACAGTATAGCAGAGAGTATCGCAAACAGGCGAAAACTACTCTAAAAGACATTGGACGTAGTAGAGGTCGGTCTGTAGCATCTCGAGCCGGTCTCCAAAAGGTGTTTGAACTAGATCCACTTGCGTATCACATCAACCGTGAGAATGAGCGTAAAGCTCAGAACAAACGGGATCGTAAACTACGTAAAGCTGGTGTTCAGCCTACTCGTAAACGTACCGATGCTGTTGCTCGACCCAGTCAGTTGAACACACCAGACTTTAGTAAGAAGTCCACACCTTCTGGTAAACCTCAAGCTAAAGCTCAGAAGCAGTCAAATCCTAAACGGGATGCTCGACTTCAAAAGAAGGTCAATAAGCGGATCAACCGTGGTCGCCCTATAGTATATAATCTGTATGACAACGGGGCAGTGTCTGTAGGTTATGACTACAAGACCTCTACTCGAACCGACCGCAAGATGGCTAGCAAATCAAATCGACAAGCACAGCTTTATAATGCCGAGCTTCGTCGTCGTAAGTCATCTCAGACTAAATCGGAACGAGCTATCGGACGGGGGTAATCTCGTGCGAGACGACAACTTCCTAGAGCACTTCGGTGTCAAAGGAATGAAGTGGGGTCGTCGTAAGAAGTACACCCCAAAAGACCGGGATAAAGCTCATCGGAAAGAAGCGGCTAAGAATTACGGTAAGTACTACGATGATTCCTTTGATCGTCGCTTTGCTGATCGTGATATTAAGAGCTATACCACCGATGATAAAAAAGTTGTTCTGAAGAAGGGGTCCGAGTTATACCGAACTCAGCGTTCAGGTAAGAATGACCGAATGGACACCCATCGGTATGTTTCGACAAACCGCAAGGATGCCGACCGGTACATCTCAACTCTCCCTGGGGGTAGCGGTAAGAAGCGCTACAAAGATGGATGGCATGAAGTGACCTACAAGACTACTAAAGATCTTGTAGCTCCTTCAGACAAACAAGCTTACGAAATCTTCAAGAGTATTAAGAATCAAGAGATTGGTAAGACTCGATTTCTAAAGCGGTCCATCACGGTCGATAAGCAACTTCGTAAACAGGCTTTGTCTAACAAAGATGCTGATAAATACGAAGCGTTCTTGACATCCCAGTGGAAACACACCCCAGTCAACTCAGCCTACTTCAAGGCTGTTCGCAAAGCCGGATACAACGCCGTACAAGATCTAAATGACCGCGGTATTGTGTCCGATCGACCCATGATCGCATTAGACCCTCAAGGTACGATGCGTGAGACTGGTCGTCGAACCCTTGACGCTTGGGCTATTAATGAAGCTCAGCGTAAAGTTAAACGTATAGGACACGCCATGTACGATGGTACAGACTATCTGGAACATTTCGGCGTCAAGGGTATGAAGTGGGGCGTCCGCAAGGCTAAAACTACCGTTGGTAGCGTTCGTACTAAACATTTAGCACGACAAGCTAAGCGACACCCACAGTCCCCTGAAGCCGCTAGAGCAAAAGCTCTTCGAAAACAGGTTAAGAAGAAGGGTTTGGATTCGTTATCAAACTCTGAACTTCAGGCGCTTAACAACCGTCTAAACCTTGAGGCGAACTATCGCAATGCTATGAAGCAACACCCTGATACTCTTCGTTCAGCACGCAACAAGAAGTTGTTACAAACTGGTGCTAAGATAGTTGGGCCGATTGTTGCTAAATCTGTAGGTAAAGAACTAGCTAAGAGTTCGGATCCAAGGGTTAAGTTAGCCGGTTCATTATTGACTGATGATATTAGCGTTTCAAAGCTAGTCGATGGTCTGAAGGGTAAAAAGAAGAAGTAATGTTATCTAATACTGCAACGCCCCGTTATTACGGCGAGTTCCGTGATAAAGTATTGTCGGGTGAGATCCCCGTCTGTGAAGAGATTTCGTTGGAGATGAACCGCATCGACGGTCTTATAGCCAATCCTAATTTCTACTACGATGATGAAGCTATCGATGGTTTCATTCGTTTCTGTGAAGACGAGTTGACACTAACTGATGGTTCTGATCTACACCTGCTCGATACATTCAAGTTGTGGGCGGAGCAAGTATTCGGTTGGTATTACTTCGTCGAACGCCAAGTGTACGAACCTGGAGAAGATGGTAAGCCTGGCAAATACGTGACGAGAGAGATCAAGAAGCGACTGACTGTTAAGCAATATTTGATTGTTGCTCGTGGTGCAGCTAAGTCGATGTATGCAAGTTTCCTACAAGCGTACTTCTTGTTGATTGATACGTCAACCACACATCAGATTACAACGGCGCCGACTATGAAACAGGCCGAGGAGGTTATGTCTCCTCTTCGTACAGCTATCACCCGATCCCGTGGGCCACTGTTCAAGTTTATGACCGAAGGGTCTATGCAGAACACTACAGGATCTAGAGCTAACCGTCAAAAGTTAGCACCAACCAAGAAGGGTATCGAGAATTTTCTGACAAACTCTCTACTCGAGGTTCGTCCGATGACTATCGATAAACTTCAGGGTTTGCGAAACAAGTGTGCCACCATCGACGAATGGTTATCTGGCGACATTCGAGAGGACGTCGTTGGTGCCGTCGAACAGGGCGCGTCTAAGTTGGAGGATTACTTCATCCTGGCCGTCAGTTCAGAGGGTACTGTTCGTAATGGATCTGGCGACACTATTAAACTTGAGCTGGCTGACATACTCAAGGGTAACTACGTTGCTCCTCACGTATCCATCTGGCACTACAAGTTGGATGATGTTAAGGAAGTGGCTAATCCAGAAGTTTGGGCCAAAGCACAACCTAACATCGGAATTACGGTGAGTTATGAAACGTATCAGCGTGATGTTGAACGTGCTGAGAATTCCCCAGCTTCTCGTAACGACATCCTCGCAAAGCGATTCGGTATACCTATGGAAGGTTATACCTACTTCTTCACTTACGAAGAAACTCTACCACACCGTCGCAGGGACTTCTGGGGACTCCCGTGCGCACTTGGTGCCGATCTATCACAGGGCGACGACTTTTGTGCCTTTACATTCTTATTCCCCCTCAGTAATGGTGAATGGGGTGTTAAGGCTCGCTCATACATTACGGAACGGACGCTATTCAAGCTACCACTTGCCATGCGCCAGAAGTATGATGAGTTTATTAACGAAGGTTCCCTACATGTGATGGACGGAACCGTTCTCGATTTGGAAGAGGTTTATGAGGATCTCGACAAGTTCATCACCTCCAAGGAATACGACGTCCGGTGTCTAGGGTTTGACCCCTACAACGCCAAATCGTTCGTAGAGCGTTGGAGTCAGGAGAACGGACCATTTGGCATCGAGAAAGTTATTCAGGGCGTTAAGACTGAGTCAGTCCCACTTGGTGAGCTCAAGAAGATGAGTGAGGATCGCCTTCTCATATTCGATGAGGCCATCATGACCTTCGCCATGGGTAACTGTATCACACTTGAAGATACGAACGGTAACCGCAAACTGTATAAGAAGCGCTATGAAGAGAAGATCGACAACGTCGCAGCTCTCATGGATGCTTGGGTTGCCTTCAAGTTACATCGAGAAGCATTCGAGTAGGAGGTGATTGAAATAGGTTTTACAGACCGACTAATGCACGCTTGGAATGCATTTTCTAACTGGGAACAACGCTCGCCAAACCTGTCTCAACAGTATGGTATGACGCAGAGTTTCCGACCAGACCGCAACACCCTCCGCATTACTAACGAACGGTCGATAATTGCATCTATCCTCACTCGAATGGCGATGGATGTAGCTAGTATCGATTTGCTCCACGTTCGCCTCGACGAAGACAAGCGATTTCTTGAAGAGATCGATAGTGGATTGAACAACTGCTTAACCGTCGAAGCGAACCTAGATCAAGCCGCTCGCGCATTTCGTCAAGACATAGCGCAGACTCTCTTTGATGAGGGTGTGGCTGCTATCGTCCCTGTCGATACCACCCTTAACCCAAACGTTACCGGTGGGTACGACATCCTAACCCTTCGTGTTGGTAAGATCACCGAATGGATGCCTAAGCATATCAAGGTGGATCTCTACAATGAAGAGAAGGGTAAACGACAACAGATCGTCATTCCTAAGAAGATGGCGGCTATTGTCGAGAATCCTCTATATTCGGTCATGAATGAACCGAACTCGACCTTACAGCGCCTGATTAGGGCTCTTAACACCATGGACACCATGGATGAGAAGAATGCCCAAGGTAAGCTGGATCTTATTATTCAGCTTCCCTACACCATCAAGTCTGAGGCTCGTCAGCAGCAGGCTGAGAAGCGGCGTAAGGATATTGAGTTCCAACTGACCGGTAGCAAGTACGGTATTGCTTATACTGACGCTACCGAGAAGGTCACTCAGCTCAACCGACCGGTCGAGAATAACCTCCTCCAGAAGGTCGAGTATTTGACCAAGATGCTCTACAGCCAACTTGGTTTAACCGAAGAGATTATGTCTGGTACCGCAGACGAACGTGCAATGTTGAATTACAACAACCGCACAATCGAACCTGTTGTCACCGCCATTGTCGAAGCCATGCGACGCACGTTCCTTACCAAGACGGCTCGGTCTCAGCGACAATCTATTGTTGCTACACGAAATCCGTTCCGCCTTGTCCCTGTTGATCAGATTGCAGAGATCGCCGACAAGTTCACTCGTAACGAGATCATGACGGCGAACGAGATTCGATCGGTTATCGGTATGCGTCCTGCGGACGATCCTAAGGCTGACGAACTCCGCAACAGCAACATGCCCCAAGAAGAGGATTCAGGATTGGTTGGCGAAAACGAATATGAAGAACCCGCCCAGCTCGAATAGGCGGTTGATTTAAGGAGGTATCGTGACTGCCGATTTCAGTGGTTACGCAACCAAAGTCGGCCTTAAATGTTCGGATGGGCGGACTATCATGCCCAACGCATTTGAGGGTAACGACGGTGCTAAAGTACCTTTGGTATGGCAGCACTCGCATAACGAACCAAGCAATGTTCTTGGTCACGCTATGCTGGAGAACCGGGAAGACGGCGTGTATGCCTACGGTTTCTTCAACGATACACCCGCCGCCCAGCAAGCTAAAGCTCTGGTGCAGCACGGTGATATCTCAGCGTTGTCTATCTATGCTAACAACCTCGTCGAGAAGTCGAAGCAGGTTATGCATGGCGTTATTCGCGAAGTCAGCCTCGTTCTATCAGGGGCTAACCCGGGTGCGCTGATTGACAATGTGACAATCCGACACTCGGACGGCGACATCGACGTCCTAGATGACGAAGCCGTAATCTACACAGGAGAGGTACTTATGCACGGCGATTCCCTGTACCATGAAGATGATGCGGACGACAACGAGCGCACCATCGAAGACGTATACAACGAAATGACTGAAGAACAGCAGGACGTTGTAAACTACCTTGTTGGACTGGCCGCTACCAGCGACCCAGATGATGTTCCCGACGAAGACTTCGACGATGAAGAAGACGTCGAGCACGACGGCCTTGATGGAGGTTACATGACGCACAACGTGTTTGAGAACCAGGGTGCAGCATCTGCTGGTCGCCCGACGCTTTCTCACAGCCAGATCGAAGAGATCATGGATGATGCCAAGAAGAGCGGCTCCCTCAAGGAAGCCTTCCTGGCACACGCCGAGAAATACGGTATCGGTAACATCGATATCCTGTTCCCGGATGCTAAGACCCTGCGTGACGCCCCGGACTTTGTCCAGCGTCGTAACGAGTGGGTTAGCACCGTTCTGAGTGGTACCCAACACTCTCCGTTCAACCGCATCAAGTCGATCGCGGCTGACATCACTCAGGATGAGGCCCGAGCCAAGGGTTATATCAAGGGTAAGATGAAGAAGGAAGAGTTCTTCGAGCTCACCAAGCGCATCACCACCCCCACCACGATCTATAAGAAGCAGAAGCTTGATCGTGATGACATCATTGACATCACCGACCTCGACGTCGTCGCATGGTTGAAGGCCGAAATGCGTATGATGCTCGATGAGGAACTTGCACGTGCAATCCTGATCGGCGACGGCCGCGAAGTTGATCACGATGACAAGATCAATGAGAAGAACATCCGCCCTATCGCCAAGGACAACAGCTTCTACACCCACCGTGTGACTGTCGCCTCCGACGTGGCTCCCGATGTTCTGGAGGACAACATCCTCCGCAGCCGTAAGTTCTACAAGGGTACCGGCACCCCGACCTTCTTCACCACTGAAGACGTGTTGTCTGACCTTCTGCTCCAGAAGGACAAAATGGGACGTCGTATCTACTCTTCTCAGACCGAGCTTGAATCTGCACTGCGTGTAGCCAAGATCGTTCCCTGTGAAGTTCTAGAGGCTACCCCTGAACTGCTCGGTATCATGGTCAACCTGACCGACTACACCGTCGGTGCTACTCGTGGTGGCGAGGTTTCGATGTTCGACGACTTCGACATCGACTACAACCAGTACAAGTACCTGATGGAAACCCGTTGCTGCGGTACGCTGACTCGTCCGAAGTCCGCTGTGGCTTTCTGGAAGCAGAAGGGCACGAAGGCTACTCCGACCAAGCCGACCGTCGCTAACAACGTGATCACCATCCCGACCGCTGCTGGTGTTGACTACACCGTCGAGGGCGCTAAGGTGACCGGCACCGTGACCATGTCTTCCGACACCATGGTCGTCGCTGTCCCGCAGAAGAACTACTTCTTCGAGACCGGTACCGTTGACAACTGGTTCTTCAACTTCGTTCCGACCGAACGGTAATTGAAATGCCACGGTTCTACGGAAAGATTGGTTATGCCGATCAGGTAGAACGCCAACCGGGCGTCTGGGAAGACGTTATCGTGACTCGTAACTACTACGGTGATGTGATACGTAACTCCAGGCGCCTGGATAACACCGAGAATGTGCACTCGAACATCTCGGTCGGTAACTCGATCAGTATTGTTGCTGATGCGTATGCCGAAAGCCATTTCTTTGCAATGCGCTTTATCGAGTGGATGGGGGCTTTATGGACTGTCAGCTCAGTTGAAGTTCAGAGCCCCCGTTTAATCTTGCAACTAGGTGGTGTTTATAATGGCCCCACGGCTTAATCTACAGACCCAACTAGAGCAAGTACTCGGTAGCCGGAATGTGTATTTCCAACCTCCGGAGAACCTTAAGATGTCCTATCCGGCGATAGTCTATCACCTCAATGATGAGTGGGTACGACACGCTGATGATATGGGCTACTTCCGCAAGAAGCGATACCAGCTTACAGTCATAGATCGGAACCCAGACTCTCCGATTCCGGATAGAGTCGGTTCATTACCGTTGTGTTCATTCGACCGCTGGTACGCTTCAAACGGGCTAAACCATTTCGTTTACAACCTATACTTCTAGGAGGAAGTAAATGGCTGTCCTTACCTGGGACCAGACCGGTCAGCGTTTCTACGAGACTGGTGTTTCTAAAGGCGTTCTGTTCCTGCCGGACAACACCGGCGCCTACAAGAAAGGTGTAGCTTGGAACGGTCTTGCTACCGTGACCGAGAAGCCTACTGGCGCTGAGTCCAACGCGACTTACGCTGACAACATCAAATACCTCAACCTGGTTTCTGCCGAGGAATTCGGTGCTACCATTGAGGCTTTCACCTACCCTGAAGAGTTCGCAGAGTGCGACGGTACCAAGGCTGTTAAGAAAGGTGTGTTCGCTGGTCAGCAGACCCGTAAGCGTTTCGCCTTCTCTTACCAGACCCTGATTGGTAACGACGTGGATGGCACCGATAAGGGCTTCAAGATCCACATCGTGTACAACTGCCTGGCTTCGCCTTCCGAGCGTGCCTACTCCACGGTGAACGACAACCCTGAGGCTATTAGCTTCAGCTGGGATGTCTCCACCACTCCGGTGTCTGTCACTACTGAAGGTGTTAAACCTCTTTCGCTGTTGACGATCGACTCCACCAAGGTCACCGCAGCCGACCTCAAGAAGCTGACCGACAAACTGTACGGCACGGCTACTGAGGAACCGACACTGCCGGTGCCGGACGAGGTTATCAAGCTCTTCACGGCTGCCTAACCTCATGCTTCAACTCAAGATCGGGCTCGAAGAGCTGTTCAACGAAGCAACCGATGAGTTCGAGATGGCGACAGTGACCGTTGAGTTGGAGCACTCTCTTCTATCACTGTCAAAATGGGAGGCTAAGTACGAGAAACCGTTCTTGTCTCCCGATGACAAATCTCCAGAAGAGATCCTAGATTACGTCACGTTTATGGTCGTGACGCCAAACTTCGATTATAATCTTTTGGATCGTTTGTCCCCTTCGAACTTTGATGAAATCAACAAATACATAAGCTCTAAACAGTCTGCTACTTGGTTCGCCGAAGACAACAGTCCTCCGAGTCGAGAGGTTATCACCGCTGAGCTGATCTACTACTGGATGTTCTCCATGCAGATACCCAAGGAATGTGAGGAATGGCATTTGAACCGTCTGTTCACTCTCATCCGAGTATTCAACGCAAAGAACAACCCGAAGAAGATGAGCCCAGAGGAGATAGCACGCCGTAATCGTGAGCTGAACGCTAAGCGACTGCGCGAGATGAACACGAAAGGCTAACTATGGCTAAACTGGTGTGGGCTACACCGAATCCAAAGTATCAGTATGGCGTGTCTCACGGTGTGTTGTATAACCTCCGAACAGGTATCGTTGCTCCTTGGGATGGTCTGGTTGATGCGACAGAATCCTTTGGTGAACCGGTGACCAACGAGATCTACCTCAACGGTCAGAAGGTCGGAGAGACCAACCACGGTGGAGAGTTCACCGCGGAGATCAGTGCATACTCTTTCCCCTTCGCATTCAAGGATTGTCTGGGTATTCAAGAGGTCTTCAAAGGTTTCTACGCAACCCAACAGTCTCAGTCGGAGTTCTGTTTCAGCTACGAAACTAAAGTTGGCGAAGACAAGAGCGTTCTTCACATCTTGTACAACTGTAAGTCGTCTATATCTGCCGTTAACTATACGACGATCGGTCAGACTGTAGATCCGATTCTCCGTAAGTACAAACTCACGCTCCGTCCGTTCTCTGATGAGAAGGGTGTTGTGGGATCCTCACACATCTCCATCGATCAGACATGGCAACCTACCCTGTATGAGCGAGTTACAAGTTTCTTGTATGGCAACGCTAATGCTGATCCTAAACTATTGTTACCCAACGATATTCAGGATCTTTTTAAGGAGCTAAACCTCTAATGGCAGCAATTGTATGGGATCAACCCCAGAACCGTAACTACGAGTATGGTGTCAGCAATGGTGTCCTATATTACGGATCGGGGGCGTTCCCATGGAGTGGGCTCATTTCCGTAGAGGATACGTCTACTCCACGATACACATCTATATATGTGGATGGGTTCAAGATTGCTGATGCAGAACTGACACCCGAGTATACGGGTACAGTCAAGTGCGTCACCTACCCTCAAATTCTAAACTATTTGATGGGTATGGAATCACAGGTCTCTGGTGTCGAACATGACACGGCAGGCTTTTCTAAACATTTCAACATGTCGTTTATGACCAAGGGGTCTGACGGAAACGGGAAAGAAGTAGATTATCTACATTTACTCTATAATGTTTCCGCAATGCCCGATAATCGGACTTACACGACATACGGCCAAAACGTCACACCTACGGAATTCTCGTTCAAACTGAAGTCTACGCCTGTTGAGTTCTTCGGCGGTTCTCCGTCAACACATTTCATAGTTGATCTAAGTCAGATTTCTACCGACCGTCGGACTATATTGATGAATACGCTACATGGCTACGATCGAGAGAACGCTCGTATGCCTGATGTTCAGCTGATCATCAATGTGTTGATCAATCTCAAGGAAGTTCGGATCGTTTCTGAAGGCGACTTAATTCTTGTGGAGACCAACGAGATGACGTACGCCAGCGAGAACGAGGATGGTTTAATCAGTTTCGATTATCCAGCTCGTATCAACCCTGCGGGTCCTGACGTAATCGACTTTGATTCAACCGAATAGGAGTAAGTATGGCTAAGATCTATACCTACAATAATAAATTCCTTGATAAACGACATAACGATTATATCAAGGCTATTCGTCTCACCAAACTTGCCGGCGAGGCGGGTAATCCCCAGAAACCTGGTGGTCTAAAACTTGATGTTGAATTTTACAACGGTAGTCGCCACGGTACAGAACTTCAGCTGACCAACCTTATAGGCGGTGGTGGATTACCCGCTACCGGTGTCGGTGTGAACAACCTCGACTCAAACCTGCGCAACCTTCTGGATGTCCACTCGCTTGACATCCGAGAATTGCAGCGTACTAACAAGCCGTTCAAGGTTGGCGAACGCTATTACTCGATCGTGTCCTACACGTGGCCGGACTACTACCACGACCAAGATACCAATCCGGCGACAGTGTCAAAATGGAACCGGTTCTTGTCATTTGGTAGCGCCCTTGGTATCGGTATTCTAAACCGTAACAGCGGTAACTGGGATACATTCGATAACGACTTCAAAGTCCAGGGCGAGATCGCTAAGAACAAAGGCGTCAAACGTCTCGTGTTCTATGTCAAGACTCAGTACGGCGCTGCTTCCGGTGTAGACTGGGATGGTCGGGCTAATATCCCCGACAAAGACAAATACACCAAAGAATACATCATGGGGCAGATTGAGAAGTTCAAGACTCAGTACGGCAGCCTTGCCGAGGGTGTGTTCTTGGATGAAGTCATCAATGGCTGGGGTGAATCTGCTAAGCGCGCAGCCTGGTATAAGGACCTGATCGACTCCATCAAGTTCCGATGGGGTACGGACTTCTTCGTGGTCTGTAACTGTGGCGCCAACATCGCTCCTGAGCTCCTCAAGTGGAAGACCGACGTCTTTATGACGTATGAGGGTACTGCTGAGAACTACCTCAACGAGAAGCCTGGTACGCCTGTTCACACCGCCGACATGGCTAAAGAACCCGGCATCCGTTTCTGGCATGTGGTTCATGGTTGCACTCCCGACAACTACCGACAAGTTTTCGCGAAGGCTGCTCAACTCGGTATCGGTCACGTCTATATTACGGACGGCCGGCTCGACGAGTCTGGACCAGGTGGACAATGGCAGCCCGTGGGTAACCCATATGAGAATCCACCATCACCTCAGTTCGAACAACTCATCATCCCATGGATCAAGGACTATCTACCGGTCTACGACAAGATGCTCGAGTTGGAGAAGAAGGTAGAGGCTCTTCCCAAAGGTGGAGCTGTCGAGGTTAAAACATTAGGTTTCCCTACAACTTACGGTTTGCGAAATACTAACCTTGTGGTTATTGGGGAGAAACATTGTACCCTACAGTTAGGCGTTCAGGTATTACCTAATGCAGCGCAGTATGGCGTTATAGGTAGTATCTCCGATCCTAAAATGTACCCGAAGTATGATTTAGACTTCATGGTGGTTGGTAAAAAAGCTGATGGTAGTGTCATCACTACCAAGTTGCGCGTTAACACTAACGGTAAGATTCAGTACATGGAAGCGCCTCCTATTGGTGTGGTTATGTATGGGACTATAACTTGGGGTGCGCTGTAATGACTTTCTCGCTAGAGACCTCAGGAACTTGGCAGAACACCGAATCCTGGCTCAAGCGAATGTCTAAAGCTGACATCTACAAGACTCTTGACAAGTATGGCAAAATGGGAGTGGATGCTCTCGCTAAAGCCACGCCGAAAGAGTCTGGCGAGACCGCTGGAGCCTGGAGTTATCGCACTCAAATTTCCGGTAGGAATGCGAAGATCGAATGGCTCAACAATCATATCAACCAGGGTGTCAATATTGCTGTAATCCTGCAATACGGGCACGGTACCGGAACTGGTGGGTATGTTCAAGGTCGGGATTACATCAACCCGGCAATTCGACCAGTGTTTGATCAAATCACAGAATCTGTATGGAAGGAGGTTACTCGTGCCTAGTATTGACGAGCGCGTAGTTGCGCTAAAGTTTGACTCATCGCGATTCCAAGCCGGCGTACAAACCGCTATATCAATGCTCGATCGACTCAAGTCTGCTATGAACATTGGCGGTAAGGCCAAGGGGCTTGACGACATCCAGAAACAGGCCGACTCCTTCTCGGTTTCGCACGTCGAGACTGAAGCTAATAAGATCGGGCTGGGGTTCGTAGCGGCTTCGGCCGTAGCCATTGGTGCTCTAACTAACATAGCTACCCAAGCCATATCCACGGGCGCCAGCATAGCCAAGTCGCTGACCCTAGAACCGGTCATGGATGGTTTCCGTGAGTACGAACTCAATATGGGTTCAATTCAGACCATCCTTGCTAACACACAGAGTAAGGGATCCACCCTACAAGACGTTAACGGCGCCCTAGATCAGCTGAACACCTACGCTGACAAGACGATCTACAACTTTGCCCAGATGACCAAGAACATTGGTACATTCACGGCAGCTGGGGTGGATCTCGATACGTCGGTGTCGGCGATTAAGGGTATTTCTAACCTTGCCGCAGTTTCGGGTTCGGACGCCAACCAGGCTTCCACGGCCATGTACCAGCTTTCCCAGGCTTTGGCCGCGGGTAAGGTCGGCCTACAGGACTGGAACTCTGTTGTTAACGCCGGCATGGGTGGACAGGTCTTCCAGGAAGCCTTGTTTGAGACAGCTAAGGCCATGGGTCGAATTGAGGGTATCTCCAAGGATACTACATTCGAACAATGGACGAAGTCTGGTAAATCATTCCGTGATTCGTTGCAGGACGGATGGATTAACGCCGAAGTCCTGACCAACACCCTCAAGGGTTTCACGGGCGATATGTCAGATGCCCAGCTGAAGCAAATCGGCTACACTGACGAGCAGATAAAGAAGATCAAAGAGTTCGCGGTTACAGCTAACGAAGCTGCGACCAAGGTTAAGACCTTCACTCAGCTGAAAGACACCATCAAGGAAGGTGTTGGTTCAGGCTGGGCTAAGACTTGGCAACTTATTCTTGGTGACTTTGAACAGTCGGGGAAGCTGTTCTCGGGTATATATAACGCTATCGACCCAATTATTCAGAAGACTAACGACGCACGTAACAACTTGCTCGATGGGTTCCTGAATAAGCTACATGGTCGAGATCGTATCGTCGCTACCCTTGGTCTAGCGTTTGAGAACGTCGGGCGTATATTCAAGACAGTCGGCGAAGCAGCCGGCCAGGTATTCAAGCCGATCACACCCGAACACCTACTCAAGGCGACACAGGCTTTCCAACGATTCGTCGTAGCACTGACTCCTGGCGAGAAAACGCTGAATAACCTTCGCCGGACAATGGCTGGCGTTTTCAGTGTATTTTCTATCGCGGGGCAAATTATCGGCCCAGTAGTTAGCATGTTTGCTAAGTTGATCGGTATCACAGCCAGCGGTGGGTCAGGTATCCTGGCGTTCACTGGTTATATCGGTTCGCTTATCACACGCTTCGATCAGTTCTTACAGAAGTCTCAGATTATCCCTAAATTCTTCGAAGGACTGGGTAACGTATTAGCTGCACCTATCGAGGGTCTTAAGGCTTTCGGTGGAGCTCTAGTACGGATGGCCGATATCAAGGTACCCGGACTGAAAGGTATAGCTGAGCGTATAGCAGCGTTCAACAGGGCCATATCTGAGTCTAGTGCGCTTGAGGCGTTCAAGAACCGTCTTCAGCAGGCAGCGTCCGTAATCGGTTCGGCCGGCTCACTCATATCTGCCCAACTGGACAAGCTGTCTAGCGTCATGGGTAAGTTCAAACAGCATCTTACCGAAGCATTTAGTGGCGCCTCGTTCGACGGTCTGTTGGATTTCCTTAACGTTGGTTTAGCCGGCGGTATCGGGCTACTCCTTAACAAGATCGTTAAGGATGGCCTAAATATCGACGCCACGGGCGGTCTGCTTAAGTCTCTTACAGAGGCTCTGACTGGTAAAGACGGCCTCATCGGATCCATCAAGGATACGTTCGGAGCCCTCGAGGGAACCCTATCCTCCCTCCAGGCTAACGTCCAGGCGGACACGCTACAGAAGATCGCTATTGCTGTCGGTATCCTTGCAGCATCAATTGTTGCCTTGTCACTAATTGACTCGGCTAAGATGTCTGCGTCTCTCGCTGGTATCGGTGCGGCTATCGGTGAACTTGTGGGTGCGCTATTCTTGCTCACCAAGCTGCAAGGTCTGGGTACGTTCACCACGATCCCGGTCTTAGCCGGTGCGATGATCGCTCTAGCTATCGCTATCGACCTACTTGCTATCGCAGTACTCAAAATGGGACAAGCTGACCTAGAGACTCTAGCCAAGGGTCTTGGGTCTGTGGCTATATCTCTCGGTATTCTCATCGGCGGACTTAAGAGTATGCAGGGTCTTGCCGGTGGTGGGATGATATCCTCGGCTATCGCTATGGGTGTCATGGCTGCCGCGCTTATCGTCATGGCTACGGCCGTGGAGAAGTTCGGTAATATCGAGATGGGTGAGTTGGCCAAGGGTCTTACCGCAGCCGCGGTTGGTCTTGGTGTGATGGCGGGGGCTATGAAGGCTATGCCTGCCGACACATCCCTATCCGCGGTGGGTATCCTTGCTCTAGCCGGAGCTCTTATCGTCATGTCGATCGCCGTGGAGCGTCTCGGTAATATTGAAATGGGCGAGCTTGCTAAGGGTCTGACGTCCGTAGCCATCGTGCTCGGCCTGTTGACCGCGGCTACCCGACTGATGAACCCAAGTCAACTCATATCCACCGGTGTCGGCCTGACACTTGTGGCTGGAGCCCTCACGATCGTCGCTGGCGTGATAGAGAAGCTCGGTAATATCGAGATGGGTGAGCTCGTCAAGGGTATCGCCGGTATGGCAGCTGCTCTTGTTGTGATGGGTGTAGCCATGGTGGCTATGCAAGGTGCACTTGGTGGTGCTGCGTCACTCACTATTGCCGCCGCGGGTATTCTCATGCTCTCGCAAGCCGTCAAGGTTATGGGAGAGATGTCTTGGGAAGAGATCGGTAAGTCGATGTTGGTCCTAGCTGGGGCCATCGTCGTTATTGCCGGCGCCTCAGCTCTACTCACACCCGTTATCCCATCTATGCTCGGTTTGGGTGTGGCTCTACTTTCTGTCGGAGCTGGATTAGCTCTGGCTGGTGGTGCGGCCTTAGCCTTCGCGTCTGCTTGGGCTATATTCAGTGCCGCCGGTGACTCAGGTATCGCTACGGTCGAACGACTCGGTGGTCTGGTGCCAGGATTACTTACTAACCTCGCTGCGGGTATCGTTAACTTCGTAACAGAGTTAGCTAATCGTGGATCTGAGTTGGTGGACAGTCTAACCAAGCTGGGTGAGACAATCCTAGAGGTGTTCATACGACTGCTTCCGAAGCTCGCTGAGGTTATCAGTAAGCTAGTCGATGCTATACTCAAGGTCTTGGTGGATAATATCCCGAAGATCGCTGAGGGCGCTATTCAGCTAGTCCTTGGTATGATCGAGGCTATCGGACGTCAGGCGGAGAAGATATCTAACGCAGCCACAATGCTTATTATAGCATTCTTGAATGCGCTAGGTAACAATTTACCCAAGGTAGCACAAGCCGGCGTCGATCTTGTGATCAAACTGGTTAACGCTATCGCTGATGGTATCCGTAACAACATTCCTCGAATGAGGGCTGCTGGTCTCAACCTTGCCACGGCTATTATCGACGGTATGACCGGTGGTCTACTCTCTGGTACATCTCGAGTTATCTCTGCTGCCGCTAATATGGCCGGTCAAGCTCTTGCTGCGGCGAAGAACAAACTGGGAATTCACTCTCCTTCCCGAGAGTTCAAAATGGTGGGCGGTCACGTTGTTGATGGCTTCGTCCAGGGACTTAAGGAGAACGAGGGTAAGGTTATCAGTGCTACTGAGAATACCTTCCAGAAGTCCTTGAGTGAGGCGCTTAAGGGTACAGCTGACGTACTTAAAGAGTCTCAGAACGCGGTCGAATCCTTCAACAAAGTCGTCGAAATGATCCTCAAACAACAAGAGGAAATGGAGAAGGCTCAGGAGAAGGCCGAACAGGCTCAGGAGAAACTGCTCGCAGCTGAGGAGAAAGTCCAAGAGGCTGAGGAGAAGGCTGCTGAGGCTTGGGAGAAAGCGGAGGAAGCTAAGGAAAAGGCTCGTAAAGCTGAGGCCGAAGCTGCCAAAGCTGGTAAGGACGCAGCCAAGAAGAAAGAGCAAGCAGCCAAGGCTTGGAAAGATGCTGAGAAGGCTGAGAAGAATGCCATTAAGACTCAGAAGGGTATCGCTAAGGCTCAAAAGGAATTAGCGAAGGCCCAGAAAGAGGCTGGGCAGGCGACAGAAGCCGCGGCTAAGTCTCAGGTTGGATTCGCTGCCGACGTCGCTCGCGCAGCAGGTGGTATTTCCGGTCCGGCGCCACAACAGACGACTGGATGGATTGACCACGTCGAGAATAAGGTCCAGAACAACCTCAAGCCAGCAATGGTCGAGGCTCAGGACATATTCCGTCAAGGTCAAGTCAATATCGCCAACTCCGCTAACGAAATCGGTAGCATCACTCAGCGGATGTGGGGGTCGTTCTTGCGTGGTGACATGCAGGGCGTCCGACAAGGTTTCGTTGATATCCAAGGTGTGATTAACCGTACTCTCGATGACATTCGTGACCGAGTGTTCAAATTGGGAGAAGCTGCTCGGCGTGCTGCCGAAGAACTTCGTGATGGCCTCCACAAGAGGTTCGAAGACCTTATATCCAGTGGCCGTCGGGCTGTTGATGAGGCTCTACGACCTATGAATGAGACCCTCTCACAGTTGCGTGAGAACTACGGCTCGTTTGACAAGATCAAGACGAAAGTAGGTGAGTTCTTTGCACAAGAATTCAAAGCAGCAGAAGTCCAAACAAACGCCTTCAAACAGCGTATCGGTGGGCTTCGCCAAGAGATTGAGCAGTTCGTCAACCGATCAGTTGGCGACCTACAGAAGGGCGTTGGAAATGTTCGGAAGGAGTTCGAGGGAGCTGCCCAAAGCGCACAGACATTTGCTAATAACTTAGTACGCGATCTGCGTGGTGGTCTAGCCTCGACTCAAGCATATTTCACTCAAGAACTACCTAACCAAGCTCGATCCTGGTTTAACTCCGGGGTGAACTTTGGGCAGAACTTAGTAGCAGGTATGCAGCAGGGTATGGGTAACTTCCAGAACGACACTCAGCGTTATATCGAGGAGTCTCGTCGTGGGGTTGAGCGTTCTGTATCTGACTTGTGGATGGACGCCGGTCGTCAGGCCAACCAAGCCTACGCCGACGGTATGCGGGTCTACGCATATCTCTCCAGCCTGACTGTCGATGACGTTATTAAGATGGCTAACGACGCTATCACTAACGGCATCAATGAGACGGTTAACTTCTTCACGGTCGAACTCCCGAAGAAGGCTGAAGAACTCATCCAGAATGGTCAGCAGATGGCCCAAAACATTGTGGACGGCCTTACAAATGGTATCCAGAATGCACAAGGTCAGGTTGACTCTGCTATTTCTGCAATGGCTCTAAACGCTCTGAATGTGGCTAACTCAGTTCTTGGTATTCACTCACCATCTCGAGAATTCGCCAAGATTGGTAAGTTCACTGCCGAGGGTATGGCTCTTGGTATCGACCAGAACTCGGATGAAGTCATATCCTCTACCAAGGCTATGGCTACGGGGTCGATTGACGCTATGCGCCAGTCTATCTTGCAGATGAGTAAGGTCTTGGATCAAGAGATAGACCTTCAACCGGTTATATCTCCAGTTATGGATCTATCCCAGGTCCAGACCGGCGCTCGTGCTATATCTTCTGCGATTGGTATGAACGCAGTCTCACCGAACGTGTCGTACGGACAAGCTGTCGGCGTTTCTCGAATCACCGACCAGACTGCCCAAGCGGTAGCAGAGGCTGAGGCTCCAGCCGGTGTGAATATCAACTTCACTCAGAACAACACCTCACCCGAGGCTCTGAGCGCAATTGATATTTACCGCAATACACGAAATCAACTATCTATGGTTAAGGAGGCGTTGAAGATTTGATAGATTACGATTCAATCGAGATCGTAACTCAAGAGAACCATAGCTTGTTTATGCGACTCCGAAACCCGTCTATGGATGCGGGTTATATCGTAAAGAATATCGAAGGACTCGACGCGCCTGATTTCAACCTGATTACTCGTGAGTCGTTGTACGGACGTACTTCACTCATGAGTAACCGGGTCGCTAAACGCGAAATAACTCTGACGGTGCTTTTGAATACGTTCAAGGGCACCGCTGGTGTCGCCGAAGCCCGTGAGAAGTTCTACAAGCTTGTTGGTTATGGTGAGAACGACTTCGTACGGTTCCGTCTGTTGAAGAACTCGAACGAAGTAGCATTCATAGAGTGTTATGTCAAGTCAATTCAGCAGAACCCGTTCACCAAGGATCCTGAGCTACAGATTGTCTTCGCTTGTCGGGACTCTTATATTCGCGGAAGCTTCGTTTCTGTTGTACCAACTATGCAACTCGGTAATTTCACGATCAATTACAACGGTACGGCACCTACGTATATCCACGCCGCAGGGTCTAATACGGGGACATATTGGTTGTTACACAACCAAACCTCGAATGAGATCATAACTGTGGAACGAACCGTACCTGGGCGATGGGATTACAACTCAAGCCCTAATAATCGTTATATTACGGCGGGCGCTAAGAATATGATCGGTAACCTTCGAGACACAGATCGGTATAACTACTGGATCCAGCTTCGACCTGGTATCAACCGATTCCGTACATTGAATGTGACTGCTATGAGTATTCTTGAATACTACGAACAGTATTTGGGGGTGTAATTATGACTATGGATATATTCACTCTGAAGACTGAGACTAATGATAATCAATTCTCATATTACGTCCCCGATCTTACACTGACCGGTTGGAGTAGCGCTATATGGACAGAGCGGTATAATGATATCAGCGATTTCAAACTGGTGTTTAAAGATACGCCAAACTCTGTAGGGCTACTACAAGTTGTACAACCTGGTGGAGTTGGCTACGAACCAACGCTACTTGGATGTAATGCTTCAAACGAAGTCATGATGGTAGATACCGTAGAGACGAAGTTCTCTATTGAACACGGCCCGGTAATTGAGGTCAGTGGGAAATCTATTCTCGATATTCTTAACTACCGTGTATATACCATGAGTTCATTCTATGATGGTGGTCCAAATCGTAGGACTTTCAATGGTGACAAACGAGAAGAGTATCTCAAAGTTGTTTATGACAACGACAATATACCGCAGCGTATTGTCGATACCATAAATTACTACGGTGCTAGTGCTGTGGTTAATGATGTTGTATTCACGGATAAAGTACAATGTCCATTTATCGCCGAGAATGGTGTGACTCGTTCTATAACCAAAAAGAAGAATGAGTTGAAACCCAGTCTAGTTTGGCCTATGGTAAAGAGTATGATGGACGAATTTCATCTTGGTATACAAGTTGAGCGTGTACATACTCGACGAGTTCGAGGCTCTCAAGCGGTATTTAAGATAAACTTGTTTGAGGGCAGAGATCTGTCAGACCGGATCATATTTGCTGAAGATAATAACACTCTAGTGTCTTCTTCAAGGCTCCAAACTACAAAGAAAGCCGTAAATCGCATTCTAGCCTTGGGTCGAGATTATAGTTATCGATATGATAAACCGGTATTTAATAATCCGGGACAGGTTTGGGATTTCAAAGGGTTTGCTCTCCGATACGGTTTCATAAACAGCGCCGAGTTCAATAACATCGACGCTACCATCATGTTTCAAGAAAACCCAGCCAGGGATATCCTTTCAGGCGAGGTTGCCCCATCGAACATCTATGAGTATCGTCGCGATTACTATCGTGGTGATAAAGTATCTTTCAAAACATTCGATGGTACACTCACCAAGATGTACATAAAAGAGTTCATTTACTCTGAGGATGAGAACGGCTTTAAGCAGTACCCAACCTTCGAGTCCGAATTGTAAAGGAATGTCGTGTTTCACGAAATAATGCCGGCTATCCTTACTGTATTAACGTCCTTAGCCGCTTCGACCGGTTTCTGGGCGTTCTTACAAAAGAAGGGTGCCGATAAGGTCTCAGAGAAGCGCCTTCTCAAGGGCCTTGCGTACGCCCGTATCATGACCATGGGTATGGAGTATATTGAGCGCGGATGGATCAGTCGGGATGAGTATGAAGATTTCCGGAAGTATCTATACGATCCGTATTCCGCACTCGGTGGAAATGGTACGGGCGAACGTATCATGCAAGAGGTGTCGAAACTCCCGTTTCGTGCCTACAAATCACAAGAAGAGGAGTCTTGATGGATAACCCTATTTTCCTGTTGAACGATAAAGCGTACAACACCCTAAAATGGTTCGTGCAGATCGTCCTGCCGGCATGTGCAACACTCTACTTCGCCCTCGCTGGGCTGTGGGGATTCCCGCACGGGGAAGACGTCGTCGGCACCATTGCCGCTGTGACTACGTTCCTCGGTGTGATCCTGGGTGTATCCACTCGCGCCTACAATGCCAGCGATCGTAAGTACGATGGTACGATCAACACGACCACCAACCTCGACGAGGAAGGTAACGCTCGTACGGTATATTCGCTCGACTTGAATGATGCTCCGGAGCGTATGTCCGCCAAGAATGAAGTCACATTCAAGGTGAACTAATCTGAAAGTTAGAGTATGTGTCTCCAGACATGTACTCTAATTTTTGCCCACCTGGGCTTTTACATCACCTATTTCGTCACAGTGATGTAATTAGCCTATGTCCTTATATGGGTAAAAATCGTCGATCCTTGGTTAAAAAGGCCATATTTAGCCGTTCGCAAGATAAACACATCCTATAATGAGAGAAAGGACTCAAAATGATAAACCCATTCGCAAAGACCAACCTCCAATCTGCTGTCGATGAGACAATCGAAACCGTACTCGAGCGTATCCGCGAGAACGAGAACAACCCAATGGATAAGAACGACGATGTTCGTACCATTGAGGCACTGACCGCCCTGCGTGCTAACACCACAGGCGAAGCTGTGAACCTCAATGCTATGATCCCCGCTGCTATATCCTTCTTGGGCGTACTCACAATCGTGAACCACGAGCGTACGGCCGTAATCACATCCAAGGCAATGGACCTAGTCACGAAAGGATTCAGAAAGTAATCTCCAGAACCAAGCCCGACATGGGCTATGGTTTTTCGCCCCTCGCAAAATAAACATATCCTATAATGAGAGGAATACCATCTATCCGAAAGGAATCACTCCAATGTTCAAGAACTTCAACTTCAAACGAGTTGCCATTGACGTTGCCGGCGCTGTTGCCGGTGCCACAGTCATGGGCGGCCTGTCTGTAGGACTGGACAAGGCATTGGGCAAAGACGAGACTGACAAAGAATCGCTTGCCTACAATGCTGTGTTCGGTGCTACCGTAGGCGCCTGGGCTGCTGACACCTTCACAGTCACGCGCGTCGTAGCCTCGAAAGAAGACGAAATCATTGACGCTGAAGTAATCACTGACGAAACCAAGTAACCAATCAACAACCCAGTCCAACAAGGACTAGGGTTTTCGCTTTTCTGAAAGGAATCCAAAATGTCCCTCGCTGCTCACCTCATCCTCTGCCTCTGCATCGCCCTGAACACCGTTGTCGCCCTGACATGGGCCACGTTCTAGAATGGAGTTCCTAATGTCCGTCCTCTCAAATGTAGCGTTCTTATTCGCTATGGCAATCATCCTCCTCGCCGGTTTCGTTGTGATGGCCGGCATCCTTCAAGTAATTGAAGACTTCTGGAAAGGAAACCCCGGTGACTGAGATCATACTCGTCGCTATCCTTGCGGTGGGTGTAGTTATTTGCTGCGCCCTAATGGCAGTCATTCAAGTATATCTTCAAGGATACGAACGCCGTCAAGTAAAGCCGGTATACAAATCCGAGCTTGAGCGAATCATGGAAGAAATCGATAAAGGAGTTCTCCATGCGTAATGAGGAGAATCAAGAAGACTCTGACACCTACATCACAATCACCTGGCCCAAACTCAAAATATAGAAAGGAACCACTATGTGGGTAAACCTCCTCCTAATTCTTCTTGGGGTGCTGGCTATCGTCCTGGTCCCATTCATATTCCTGTACATCATGACATTCATCGTCGTCTGGAAAGAGAACCGACAGATGGAGCGAGACTTCGAGGAGGTGTACAAGAAATGGGGGATCTCGTAGGACTGGCTGGCGTCACAGTTATATTCGTCTGTGTCATGACGGTCTCCATCTTCTGTGTATACACCATGGCGTTATTCGCCAAGTGGATCAAACTAGAAATCGAAAATCTGAAAGAAGGGAATTCCTTTGTCAACCCCAAGCGCACTCGAAGTCCTCGGAAGTCGAACACGAACGTTCCTCAAGGACAACCAGGGCAACATTTTGACAGCCACCGCCTTGATTGGTCTCTGCTCGACGATCTATCTGACCGCATCAGCTACTGTGAAAGCTACGCACGAGCTCGAGGCAGCTCAAGCTGAGTACGAACGAGACTTCACCCGGAAGGAGAAAGTCGAACGTGTCTGGAAATACTATCTGCCTGCGATCGGATCAGGACTGGCAACAGGCATTTCGATCCTATATCTGCGCTACTCAAGCGCTAAACAGATTGCGGCTCTTGGTTCTCTCTACACCATCTCTCAGGCCGCTCTTGTCGATTACAAGGACGCAGTCGTTAATGTGGTTGGTAAGAGTAAATCCGAGGATATTTCATCTGAGGCGGCTCGGACCGCTGTTGCAAAGACTCCACCAGAGTCCAGGGAAGTTGTCATCGTCGGAACGGGAGACGTTCTTTGCTATGATTCTATCACTGGACGATACTTCCAATCAAGTATGGAGGATATTCGAAGGGCTGTCAATGATGTCAACGCCTCGATCCTGGCGGGATGTTATGCGTCTCTCTCGGATTTCTACGTCCAGCTCGGTCTCGACCCAACCGCATATTCAGACGAGGTAGGATGGGATACTGACGGACTACTGGAAGTAGAATTCAGTACTATCATGTCGCCTGACGACAAACCCTGCATCCATATTGGATACAAGAACTTGCCGGTACGAGACTTCGATCGCTTCATCTAACAGTGTGGATATCTGTTACCTCGCATTATAAACATGCGCTATAATGAGAGAAAGGTAATGTTATGATCCGCAAACTGTTTTCCGAGTTCCTGTCCACCAAGGAAGAGAAAGACCAAGTTGCTGCTATTGCTATGGACGCTCTGATCGACCCGATCAAGAACGACCCACAGCCGGCCGCAGACTGCTTGTTCGACCTCTTTACTGGCGTGGCCAACGACCTCGTAACCTGTAAGTAATCCGCAACCCAAACCCAAACCAAGTCCAACCTGGACTATGGTTTTCGCTTTTCAGAAAGGAAACACCCCTATGCTACGCAAGACCATCAAGTTCGAAGACTTCGAAGGCAACGAAGTAGAGAAGGCATTCTACTTCAACCTGACCAAGGCAGAAATCCTGGAAATGGAACTCGGGTCTAAGGACGGTCTGTCCAACTACCTCAAGGCAATCGTCGATGCTGACGACACCAAGGCAATCGTGGAGACCTTCAAGAAGATCATCCTGGCCTCGGTTGGTCGCAAGTCCGAAGACGGTCACCGCTTCATCAAGGATGACCAGGCGGTCAATGACCTGATCCAGACGAACGCATATTCCGAGCTGTTCCTTGAACTGGCCGGAGATGCTGACGCTGCCATCGAATTCATCACGGAGGTCATGCCGAAGTCCATCGAGTCTAACGGTCACAAGACCCCGAACCTCCAGCGTTCTGAGCAAGAGCGTAAGGCTGCTCTGCGTGCTGAGCTGGAATCCAAGCTGAAGGAACTTGACTCCTAACCCCACATTTCCTTGAGGGGTTGTCTCGCGTAGGCAGCCCCTCATATAGTTTTTGAAAGGACCGTAACTCATGGCCGAACACGATATCCCAAACACTGAGAAGAAGACCAAATCTGTGATCGCGGCGAAGAAGCCCGAACCTGAGAAGAAGGGTAAGGACGATGTTACCATTCCAAAAGATGGAGAGCGACCGAAGCAGACGCAGATCACTTCAAAGAAAGCCACCCTCCGCAAGAAATCTCCGCTTGTTCGTTTCCGAGAGGTATTCTTCGGGGACGATGCCCGATCAGTCGCGTCATATGTCGCGCAAGATGTTCTCCTCCCAGCAGCAAAGGATATGATCTCTGATGCCGTCACTCAAACTGTCGAACGTATTCTCTTTGGCGACTCTTCGCCTTCTCGTCGCGGTACTAGTCGGTCTAGCAACGCGAGCTACACTCCGTACCACCGAGCATCTGCAAACTATAAGAAATCAAACGGTCCAAGCGATCGTCGTGGCGACCGCCGCAAGCGAGCTGCGCATGATTTCGATGATATTGAATTTGACACAAGGGCGGAAGCAGAAGTGGTTCTGGATCGCCTTTATGATCTCGTTAATGACTACGATTATGCTACGGTCTCTGACTTGTATGATCTGGTTGGTATCGATGCTAAGTTCACTGATGAGAACTATGGCTGGTACGATCTCCGCGGCTCCACAATTCGTCGTATCCGCACTGGGTATATCCTCGACCTGCCGAAGCCCGAGGTACTAGAGTAATGGCTACAGTAAACCAAATGCGGGTCTCTGTTGGATCCGCATATCCTGGCCAGAAATGGAACAAGAAAGTCCAGAAGATGGACGATATGCAGATAATTGCATTGTACTACAAACTAATCAAATCCGGGCGTATCCGCGCCTAACCGTCTTGAAAGGACGTAACTCAAATGAAACTGTTCAAAGGTATTTCCGAGCGTATCTCGGATGTCAAGAAGTCCATATCCGAATCTATCCCGTCCCCCGTCAAGAAGTACGGCCCGACCGTCGCCGTTGTCGGCGCTGTTGCAGCTACCGCAGCTGCTGTATATTTCGTCAAGAAGAACCAGTCTGAACTAATCGACGTCTTCGAAGATGTCAAGAGCGAATTCGACGCTGTCGATAACTACAAGGCTGCTAACCCCGGCAAGCTTCCTATCCAGGAAGAAGCCATTTTCAAGACCGCCGTTGTTGTCGGTGGTATCAAGAAGGCTTACAAAGCTTCTAAAGCTGCTACGCTGCTGTCTCTGGTTGCTACTACTCTGTGGATCGCCTCTGGCCTGTCTGTGTTCTATTTCTGGATGAATCCTGCGCAAGCTGAACGAGCAACTACGGGGGTGAAGTTCCTGGGCGGCATCGGTATGGGTCAAATCCGCGGCTTGTTGAAAGCACGCAAGACCAAACTGGAGAAGCAGACTCTTGAGAATGAAATCAAGCAGATGGTCCGTGAGCAGGTTCAGGACGAAGTGACTCGTCGCGAGCAGATGAAGGCTCGTGCTGAGAAGGCCGGAAAATCCAACGGCAACCCGAACCCGCTCTTCAACGCAACCCCTCAAGCCAAAGCTAATCGCGCTGCACGTCGCGCTGCTGAGAAAGGACAGAAGTAATGAACTTCAAATCTAAGATCAACCAGATCAAATCCAAGGCCAACTACCAGGCTCCGAATATCCTATTCTACCTCGGAATTGTAGGTATA